TTACTTTTTATCCTTGTCAATTTCAACCTCAAGTCCAGATTTAAACACTACTTTTAAATTTTCTTCATAAATTACTATCTTATCTATAAGTTTCCTCACCAATTCTTCATCATAACTTTCTATTTCTAATTCTTGATTGTCTAAAAACTCTTCTAATTCCTTTAGCCTGCTTTGTTCATTCTTCTCTTCCGCCATTTCAAGGAGTATCTTTTCTTTTTCATTTCTTAACTCTTCCACCCTTTCTACAAGGTCTGTGTAATCTTTCTTGGCATTAGCTACTTTTAAAAGCTCTTCTTGCACTTTCAACATTTCTTTATCTATTTCTTCTATCTGGCTAGTTCCATCACCTGTGATGACTTTTTCTATATTCTCTTTTATTATTTCTTTTAATTCATTGCTTTCAGATATAAGTTTATTGATGGCTTCTACGACTGCTTCTTGTAGGTCTTCTTCCTTAATAGTTCTAGCATGGCAGGCATCTGGCCCATGGGTTACTCTTGTACAACATCTCCAAACTGTATATTTTTTCCCTCTGTTGTTCCATGCTATTCTCCTGTAAATATCTCCGCATTTAGAGCAATAGACAATACTTGAAAGGGCGTATTTGCTGGAATAAATTCTTCTTTTCCCTTTGCCACTTACCATATTAGCTCGTCTGTACATTTCTTCTCCAACTCGCATGAAGATTTCTTTAGGTATAATGGCTTCGTGGTTATTTTCTACATAATATTGAGGTGCTATTCCATCATTTTTTACTCTTTTCTTATTTAGAAAATCCACTGTATAAGTCTTTTGTAAGAGAGCATCCCCCATATATTTCTCATTAGTTAATATTTGATTGAGGTTTGACACATGCCATTTCTTATTTCCTGCTCCATTTACTATCTTATCTTTTTCAAGCCCTTCTTTTATATCTCTTAGGCTTGCTCCTTCTAAATATTCTCTGTAGATCCTTTTTATAATTTTTGCTTCTTCAGGAACAATGACAAGTTTTCCTTCTTCGTCTTTTGTATAGCCTAAAAACCTATTATGGTTTACTTGGACTTGACCTTGTTGAAACCTATATTGAACGCCTAACTTTACATTTTGAGATAAGGACTGACTTTCCTGTTGAGCAAGAGATGCCATAATGGTAAGGAGGACTTCTCCCTTGGCGTCCATGGTGTTGATGTTTTCTTTTTCAAAATAGACTGGGATGTTGTTTTCTTTTAGTTTACGAATATACTTTAAACAGTCTAGTGTGTTTCTGGCAAATCTCGATATGGACTTTGTAATGATGTAGTCGATATTTCCTTCCATGGCTTCTTCAATCATTTTATTAAAGCCAGCTCTTTTCTTGGTATATGTTCCACTGATTCCTTCATCAGAAAAAACTCCCGCAAATTCCCAATCTGGATTTTTCTTTATATAATTTGTGTAGTGGTCTACTTGAGTGTCATAAGAAGTTGCTTGTTCATCGCTATCTGTTGATACCCTCGCATAAGCTGCCACTCTCAGTTTCTTCTTTTCTGATTCCTTGATGGAATTTCCTTTTTTCTTCTTCGCTGGTATTACTATGACCTTGCTATTCATCATCTATCACCTTGATTAACCTATACTTATAACTCGCTCGTTCAAAGGGATCTAGTGGTAGAACTTCTTCACTTTTGTATCTAAACTTGCATGGAACTCTAATGATCTCTTCTTCCTTTTCCCAAACTCGTCCCATGGCCACTGCCCTTTCTTTTAACATTTGACCTGCTTTTTCAAAGCTTTCTCTATCTATTATCTTGGGATAGATTTCATTTCCTAAATACTTTTTATTGGTAAGGATTCTTTTTACACTGGAGCTGTTTTTCTTCACGCCTGCAAGGTCTGCTGACTTTATAAGGGCATTGCCAGCAAGGTAGTTTTTAAAGATTTTTCTTATATTCTCCGCTTCTTTTTCTTGAATTTCTAATCTTCCGTCTCTTATGGTATAGCCATAACATAACCTAGACATTATTTTTCACTTCCTCTCTAAGTACAAGTCCACACTTTAAATGAAAATCAAGGGTCTCTCTATTAACAACTTGAATGTGGTCAATGATTTCTTCAAATAAGTCACCTTCAAAGTGATCTATCATTTCACTTTTTCCTAAGATTCCTATTAATTTTTCAAGTTCTCTTATTTCTTCATCATTTCCAAGGATGGCTTTTTTAATTCTTTCCTTTTCCCTGAGTAGATAACTTTCTTCACTAGAAATTTCACTGCTTTCTTTTGCGTAAACACTTGCATCTAAAACTCCCGAAGTTATTAGTTTGCTTAGAACCTCTTTTCTTTCCTTTAGTTTTTCTAGTCTTTCTTCAATTCCATTTATCTTCTCGACTTCTTCCTTGCTGTCCACTCTCTTTAAGGATTCTAAGAGTGGTGTAAGGATACTATCTTTTCCAAAGACTAGCTTGTTTACTAAAGTCGCAAATGCCAGTTTTATGTCCTTGTCTTTAATAAACTTCATATAACATTTATTAATATCTTTAAGGTGTTCACTGCAAGTCCAAGCTATATATTTTTCTTTGCCATTATAGTGATGTCTTCTTTTAAAGCTTGAACCACACTCGCCACACTTTATTTTCCCCGATAGGCTATATCTATTTTGGTATCTTTTAGTGTTTTCTCCATTTCCTTTTGCTATAGCCCTTATCCTTATTAGGTCTTGAACTTTCTCAAAGTCCTCTCTACTTACAATGGCTTCATGGTTGTCTATTATCTTATACTGGTCTTCTTCTCCCTTATTCTTGTGTCTATTATAATTTTCATCTGTATAGGTCTTTTGGTAGATGACATCGCCTATATATTTTTCATTTTTTAAGATTCCGTTTATAGTCGATCCATGCCATTTTGCTCCTTTTTGTCCTTTAATCTTTCTTTTATTTAAGTCTTCTGCAATTTTATGTGTTCCCTTACCTGAAAGATACTGTTCAAATATTTCTTTTATGATTTTTCCTTCTTCTTCATTCACTACCATCTTTCCGTCTATATTCTCATAGCCATAGGGTGGACTTGATATGATAAAGGTTCCATTTTGAAATCTTTTCTTTATGGACCATTTGTTATTTTCTGATATCGACCTGGACTCACTTTCTGCAAGGGATGAAAGTATGGATAACATCAACTCGCTTTCCATGGTTCTTGTATCAATGTTTTCTTTTTCAAAATAGATACCAATGTTTAAATCGAGAAGTCTCCTTACGATTTCCAAACAATCTGTCGTGTTTCTTGCAAGCCTTGAGATGGATTTAGTTAGGATAAAGTCTATTTTCCCGTCTTCACAGTCTTTTAGCATTTTTAGAAGTCCATCCCTACATTCTTTCTTTGTTCCAGTTATGCCTTCGTCAAAGTATAGACCTGCAAAAGTATATGACTTGTTCTCTGCTATCATCTTTTCATAGTGTGCCTTTTGTGTTTTAAGACTCACAAGCTGAGCTTCCTCATCTGTCGATACTCTTGCATAGGCAGCAACTCTTAATATAGATTCTTCTTTTTGATTCGCTTCTATTTTTGTTATCTTTTTCATCCATTCAACCTCCTTTCTGCTAGTGCTATATTCCCGTACAAGTGAGTATTTATCAAGTCTTATAGCAATAATTCTGAAAGAATAGGTCTTAATTTTTTAATGTTTTCTCTCCTAATTTTCCTATATTCTTCAAGGCTAATTTCATCTAAAAGAAAGAGATCCTGGATGAACTTATCTGATAGATAGAAATTAAGCTCTGCTTTTAAATCTCTTTCAGTGTATTCAGATTTTAAAACTTCTTTTTCACCTTCGAACTTTTCTACTCTCATACTCCACCTCCTATATCACAGGCAAAGAAATCAGGCCTATTTTTAACCTTAGTTTTCTTTCCTCTATATTCCTTAGGACAAAGGGAGTAGTTTTGAGTAATGTATTTTCATGAATATCGAAATTCTTGAATAAACAAAAAAGACCTATTAGTATTTCAATTGAAATACTAATAGGTCTAAATAGCTAATTACATTTTTATTTGTTAATTTGTCACTATCAAATAATAGGTTTATATCATTTTTTTAATGCCTTTTTTTAATATAGAGATGCTAGAACCCCTATGAAAAAGAAAATTATACTTATGTAACTGGAAGGTTTACATCGAAAAAAAATAAATAAAAAATATATTCCACGCTAATGGAAATAATAAAATATACTATCAATATAATTAAATTCCACTAAAAATCCATATAATTGAGATTTACCTACAAAAAAGATCGGACTACACGCTAGTATTATTATAAGTGAAATTGTAAATATTTTATTTTTCATTTGAAATATTCACTTGAATGGAATCTCAGTTTTCTGAATGTTTTGGTCAATTTTTTATGTCGTTTAAGATGTTATAATCCTGACTATTATAAAGTTTTTTATACAGTTCATTCTTTAAAAGCGTCTGATGAGAACCACTAGCAACCATCACACCATGATCAAGCAATATTATTTCATCAACTTTTACAAGATTTCTCAACCTATGCGATATTATAATATTCATTATTTCACCATTATTTTTATTTATCAGATTAAAAATATTTTCTTCAGTTAATGAATCTATAGATGATGTTGGCTCATCCAGAAGCAGAATTTCAGATCTGTTGTACAAGGCTCGTGCTATAGCCACTTTTTGCCATTCTCCTCCAGATAATTCAATCCCTCCAGCTACACTCTTATCAAGTACATTATCATAGTCAAAGTTCAGTTTATCTTTTTCATTATTATAAATATTAATTTGCGAGAGGATCTCATATATACCATTATCAGAAATTAATTCATATTCTCCTGAATGCGAGCTTCCAATACTTATATTTTCTCTTAACGAAAATGGATACTTTATAAAATCTTGATGTACTGTATCAAAATATTTATAATAGTTATTTTTATTTACATTATTAATTAATACTCCATCGACTTTAATTTCTCCTTCCGTTGGGTCATACATACCTAAAATTAATTTTGTTAAAGTTGTTTTTCCTGATCCATTCAAACCAATTATTCCATAATTTTTCCCTATTTTAAAAGTATAATTAAAATTTTTCAAAGCAAATTTATTACTGTTTGGATATCGAAAACTAACATTTTCAAAAGTGATTTGTTCTACTTTTCTATTCAAATTAACAGTTCCTTCATTACTTTCTTTTAAATTCATTAAATCAAAATACTTTTCAATATATAAACAACTCTCATATGAACTCTCCACTGAACTAAATAAATTTGTAAGTGATTGCCTAACTAATTCCATGGTTTGAAAATACATTATTGCTGACCCAATACTTATTTTAAGTTTAGAACATCTTAATATTATCAAAATTATATTCACAGTATTTGTTATCTCTTCTAATACTGAAATACATATTGATCGCTTAAAATATTTTGATTTTATAGATTTATTATTCTTTAAATTATTGTCATATATTATTGTCATTTTACCTATTAGTATTTTGACAGAACTGTAAACTTTTGTTTCGACAATCCAATTATACTTTGTTAAAATAGACTTTAAAATTTCAATATATCTAATACTTTCTATTTGTTTATTATATTCATTATATAGTTTTTCTAGAGCATCAAATTCATTTATAATATTAAGAATTGAACTAACTATACAAACAAAAAAACATAACATACTAAACTTAATTATTATATACGATACACTGACCATTGTAATAAGATTTCGTATCATATCCATAACTATATCTAACATCATTTTATTTTTAGAAGTAGAGTCTTTGTATACCATTTGTATTAAATTATAAGTCTTCGAATTATCAAAACTCTCCATCTTTAATCTGCTAATCTTTTTACTTATATTTATAGTAAAAAATTTATCTAGCTCATTAAAGTATTGAAAACTATAATAATCATTTATTTGCGTAATAACACGTATTAATAACTTTACCATTGAATATACACAAACTGCTCTTACAAATATGTACGTATCAATAGTAAAGTGTTTGATATAAAATGAAATCCCATCTATAAGATATTTATAAGCAATAACTATAGTAGAATTTAGTATTCCCAAAAATATACTACTCACTAGTATAATCAAAAATCTGATTTTACTCGCCTTATACATAAGGCCAATACTTAAGTATACATACCTAATAATAAAAATGATTTTTTTATACATCTTCATAATATATCCCCCAAAGTCTACTATGAAATAATAATTATTTTTGCATTTTTTATGTATTGAGACTGAAATAAATTGTAGGACTCTATAGTGATATTTTCAAGACGCAAAACAAATTTTTCTTTATTTATGTGATTTATCGGAATTAATCCATACTTATAAAATAACGAATATGAGTTAAACAAATAGTAAGTATCAGATAAATCCATCTTAAGAAAATCCCTTATATTGTTTAATCCTTTATCGAATTCCCGAATTCCTGCTTCATCATAGATGAGTGAATTTGCTTTTTCTAATATTATGGAGGACAAATCTATATCAGAACATATATTAATTTCAGTAAAAATATTTCCTATCATTATTGCCTTTATATTAAAATTTATAAAGCAATTTATAGTATTCAAATCTATATGTTTTAGCAATTTTTTTAATCGGTCCTTTAATATTTCTTCGTAAATTAAAAATAACAATTCTATCTCTTTATTACCTACTACAGAACCAATATCCAATAAGATTTTTAATTCAAAAAGTTCATCGTCTCTTATTTTATTAAAACTATAGACATCAATATTTTCCACTGTACAACCTCGTAATTTTTTCTTGTATTTTCTTACTTTCCAACACATCCTTCACAATTCCTATATAAAATATATCCACAATATTCAGTTGAAAATATTTTTTAATCTTCTTTAAACTACATGATCTTATTGAATTAGAACTCCCTATGGGCAATTCATCTAGTTTTTGACTTATTAAAACTTCATTAATTTTCAATTGTCTCTTATTAGAAAGAAACTTTTTTTCTATCTCCTTTAACACTTCCTTCTTAGATTCTATAAAACACATATTAGTCCTTATTGCTACTTTTCTTTCATAAAGTTCACTATTATTTATGATTCCAAGTGTGAAAAAAAAGGATTGTATTATAAATAACAAATCTTCAAATACATCAATCTTTCCTATAATTATCTCTATACTCATATAATCAGTCTTTCCTTCAATAAATAATGATTTATTGAAATACTCCTCACTTTCAATCATATTTATAATAAAATGTTCCAACAAATGCGCCCAGCCATCATGAGGTTCTCTAATTTTCATAATAAAAGAAATCCTATAGTTCTTAGATTTAGAATCTACAATAATTGACCCTTGGTTATCTAATATAAGCATATGATTATTTATAATTTTCATAATTTCTTATAGCAAGGATATTTAATATAATACTAAAAATAATTATTATTACTATACATATCGGCACCATTGCATATGCTTGCAATATATAGATATTAAAAATCCTAAATATAGGCCTGTAATTTATCAATAAAGACTCCCCGTTGTATAAATTTATCATTGATACAGATAATATTTTCTTTAGAACTCTACCTGCCCCTTCATATAAGACTAAAGGGATAAAGTTAAGTGCTAGAACTATCGAAACTGAAATTAATGATTTTTTTGATATTATAGAAACAATCATATTTAATATAATTGATATAACTGTTATTAAAACTCCTAGCATCAAAATTAACAAATAAGCCTGTAGAAAAGTCAAATTATACACGCTATTCCAATACGCTTGATATAATTGTATTGGTGCATTAAATCCATCTATTCCAAATAATAATAGAATTACAAAAGCATAGAGTAAATGCGGTAATAAAAACATCAAAGCTCCTGTCCATATGCCTGACTTAATCTTATTTTTTATTATTCTTTTTTTACCCACTGTAGCAAATAAAATTTCATTCATATTATTTGAATAGTCCATTGTAAAGGTATTGGAAACCACCACATTACTAAATATGGCAAACAATATTGAACTTATAAAGAAATCGCTCAATAAAATCTCCCATCCTTTATAATAAGTGTATTCTATTGGTGTTTTTAATTTGTCATTTTCTTTTAATAAAAAATTTTTTTCTCCATCGGTAAATTTGTAATTTTTAAATTCTGTTTTATCTAAATAGGTATTAAGCTTAGCTTTTCTATTAGTATAAAATGTATCAAGGTCATCAAAAGAAAGGGTATCAGCTATATTGAGATCAAAAGAATTAAAAGGAGCATAAGACTTTGCTATTAAAATCATAATATCATTATATTTTTGTTCATACTTAACATATCTTGATGTATCATCTAAATTATCATATTTCCCACTAATTACATCTTTGTGTATAGAAAGATATTTGCTTAAAAATTCTTCATCAATAAATTTGCCATATATCGAACTTCTATCTTTTTTTTCAGCTTTCGTCGCTGATAATCCTGTCAAATAACTTAAACCATCATTTCTATATACATAATAATTTCTCGCATTTATGTTTTTAAAAGAAATTACAGCTATGTAAATTAAGATCAAAAAAATTGAAATTTTAAATAGCTTGTTTCTATATAGTTTTCTAAATTCAAAATTCATAACTATCATCCTTTTTTTCTGAGTAATACAAGTAAACATCTTCAAGATTTGCGTTGATTTTTATTGAATTATCTATCGGCTTTGATTCAGATAATAAAACTACTTCATAAAACCCACTTTCATCTTCTTTAATTTTTCTTATCGGATATTTGTCTCTAAGAACCTGCAATGTTTTAGCATCTGTTTTAACCCTCCATATCTTTCCGTTCATGGAACTTACAACCTTATTCACACATTCATTTAAAACAACTTTTCCGGAATCTATAATTACTACATTATTAGCAATATCTTCTATGTCTTGTATTATATGAGTTGAAACAATGATTATTCTATTTTCAGCTATATCATTTAAATAATTCTTTAAATTAATACGTTCACTTGGATCTAGACCAGCCGTTGGCTCATCAAGAATTAGTATTTTTGGATTGTTTATTAAAGCTTGTAAAACTCCAACTCTTCTTAAAGTTCCCCCTGACAAATTTTTTAATTTATATTTTAGAAATTTATCAAGAGATAATGTATCAACTAAATCTCCTATAACAGTATTATTTTTATTAGAGATATTTTTTGTCCTTTTTATATAATTTAAAAATTCGATTACGGTAAATTCACCAATCCCTCTAAAATCCTGTGGTAAATATCCTAAATTATCATAATACATCGTTTTATTATCGAATAAATCAGTATCATTTTCTAAATTGATTCTTATTTTTCCAGATGTTAATTTGTAATATTTTGTAATTAACCTAATTAGCGTAGTTTTTCCAGCACCATTTGCTCCTATTAAGCCATTAACCCCCTCTTTAAAACTGAAATTAACAGACTTTATTATAGGCTCATTTGATATTTTTTTTAATACTTTACTTCCTGTAATTTCCAAAACTAACCTCCTCAAAATATGTATGTATTAACCAAACAGAATTGCCTTTTAGGCGTTAAACTACTAAACTTTCAACTTAAAACTAATTGTGTTTTATCCAACTACAGCACTATTTGAATTGTGATTACGTACATTTCCAGGTGCACAAGCACACCCACAATCTCCAGGCCACCAAGCACCAGATTTACCAGTAGAATGGTTTTGTGCCTGAACATTACAATAGCATCTGCATGAAAATGCTACATCATCAGTAACTTCTTTTTTATACATAGGATCTACAACTTTTAACATAAAAATCCTCCTTATCTAGGCAATATCTGTCTAGTTAATACCTTTTTAATACAAAAATTCATCTTTAAGAATAGAAAAATCCAATTCTTTTTCAAGAGCCTCATGATAAAAAGCCAATTGATTTTTTATTCTCAATCTATTTAAATCACATTTCTTTTCATGGTAATCTTTATCTATTCCATTCTCCAACATATTTACAGCATAACATGTTCCACATAGTCTTATTGCCCAACAATTCTGACAATACTTTAGAGAACAGCTCTCATATTCATTTATATAATACTTTTCAATAGATTCATAATCTAAGCCATCATCTATATTGCCTATACTAGGGGACTTTCCAACCCTTTCACAGGGATAAAAAACACCCTTAGTATCTACATATAATCTACGCATACCTGGTAAACAGCATCCATTAAATGGATAGTTGGCCGATACATTGTCAGATATGTATCTAGTATTAATTCTAATTAATTGACTCTTGATATAGTTAAAATATAAATTATTCTTATTATTTGAGTCAAGTCCTTTGTTTTTCATGGTTTTTTCCTCAGACCATTGTTGTAGTGGATCTGAGTATACTAAATCTGATTCATTCACAAAGTACTTTATGTATCTATCGTCGTCTTTTAATGTTTGTAAAAAGCCACCATCATCTAAACTACCTTCATCTGGGTAAGTAATCATAATAGAGAAATCTTTAGGTAGAAAATTTAAACTTGAATAGAAATTATTGACGCGATCTAATTTTTCAAATGTATACGGTGGAGTAAAAACCATATTTGCTGATAAAGAAAATGAACTATCAGGTTCTTTATTTGCCTTGTCACAAATTAATTTAAATTTTTCAAATACTACTTCGAATGTATTCGTTCCATCAGCGAATTGTCTATATGAATTTTGACTTTCTCTATCACCATCTAAACTACAAACCAAATTAAAGTTTGGTACACTTATAAAATAATCAATCATCTCTTCAGTTATAAGTGACAAATTAGATGTTAACGAAAAACTTAACATGTTTGATCTATCTCGAAACTTATAAATGGAGTAGTCAATTACTTCTTTTATTAAATCAAACTTTATTAAAGGTTCTCCTCCATAAAAAGTTATAGCTGTATATTTACTATTTGATGAATGATCATAATAGAAATCTACCGCTTTTTTGGCCATCTCTGAACTCATATCTTCATTTTCAAAATTACAATTATGCTGAAACTCTTCATTATATATACAATACTTACATCTAAAGTTGCATCTGCCTGTAACCTTTAATATCAACTGTTCCATTTCATTATTTAAAATTTTTTCTAATTTAAACTTCGAATGATTTTGATGTGAAAAACTAAGAGGCTCTATTGCTTGTAATAAATTCTCTTGTTCAATAAAATCTAAAAAATAATTCAAGTAATTTCTATCTGTGTCAATTTTTTCTATTGAATCATTTGTAGACTTAAGTATGGAACTAAGAATATGTTTAGACTCTTTATCAAGTGTGATAACTTTTCCTGTTCCAGTATCATAAAAGTAGCTACTATTTCCAGTATCGAATATTGTACCTAATCTTTTTGCTGTATTATTATTCATTTCCTTATTAATAATTTGAATTAAATTATTTCTACACATGAAAAACCTCCTAAGACACATAATGTTTGTCATCTATTGTTGACATAATTATACACCAAACAATCTATTTTAATCAATAGTAGTTTTTAGTATTATCCAATTAATTTTTGAATAAACCAGATTATAAAAATAAATAATAAAAATATGTGAACTTCATTAATTTCTAAATCAATATTATCTGATAGATTCAAAATTAAACGTAACACCATTAAAAAGTAAAAACTCATATTAATCTCTGTGAAATTTTCATAATTGTACGGAGATTAATATGAGTTTTTAATTTATTTCACTAAATACTCAAAATAATCTAGAGAATTTAATGGATATATATATTTTTAATCGTGATTAATTTAAACTAAATAAGACATAACTGACCTATTTATACTAGATGTATATAACTTAACTCCAGGATAAATGTTATCTTATATAATATTAGCCTAAATAATAAAATAATTCGTATATATTGGTTCCAAGTGCTTTTGAAATATCAAACGCAATCTTGACTGATGGTATTTTTTTTAGATTCTCCACATCACTTATATATTGTCTAGTAACGCCTACCATTTCTGATAAATCACCTTGTGTCATGCCCTTTTGTTTTCTAATCCTCTTTATATTATTACCCACTTAGCTTAATTACCTCTTTCTAATTTTTAATGTATTCCTTAATATTTTAAGTTAGTAAAACGGCATTGTCAACAATTGTTGCCTATAATAAAAAATAAGAATTGATTCCTCTAACTTTATATATTAAATTAATTGATTCACTCTTCTCTGAATAGCATAATAGTCATATCCAGCATTAGTTAATCTCCTTTTTCTCTCTTCTCCATTTCCCCATTTCCCACTTATAACTTCTCTTGCTAATTGGTCGATTGTCTTTCCAACTGGATATACTATCTTGCCATTTGCATCAAATACCTTTAATCCAAATCTATCAGCACATCTTTTCGCATTTTCTAAATTCTTAAATGCACCCTTCTGACTTTTAGGATCAGACCAAGATTTTCTAACTCTATATAGTCCACCTGTTGGTTTACTAATAGTATTATTGCCTCTGAGTCTTTTATTGACTTCATTTGCTATATATGGAAACTTGCTCCCTAGATATGGTCCTGGACAATTTGTGTTTTTATACCACTCGTGTTTTTGAAGAACACCATCCTTTCCTCCAGTATAGGTACAAGGATAGATTCCATTTCTTCTGCAGATGTCTGTCACCAAATCAATTAGTCTATTTAAAACGTAATCAGAAACTAGCCACTGAGGTCCTCTCGTAGAGTTTCCTACTTCAATAGTTACTGCTCTATTATCACACCAGGAAGATGAGGTTGTCCAGGCTCTGTTAGATTCATCAACCCCTAAAACAATGACTCCATCGGATCCTAAGTTATAGTTAGCTGATGCACGTCTTGATTTTGGTACAAATACCCCTGCAAGATTTCTACCATTTATAACTCCAGCTGCGTGGTGGATTGCTATTTTAGTAATCTTTTGATTCCTTCTACCACTATGGTTAGGTGAGAGAATTCTTGCTTGTACTAATGGACTATTACTCATTTATTTTTCCTCCTTGAATTGTTCTAATACTCTTTTTAATTTTTCTGGTACTGGCAATCCTAAAGCTACAGAGTTTTCTAAGATAGAAAGTCCCTCATTTGCTATATAAAAAAAGATGATGGCTGTTCTTATCATTGTTCCATCACCTTTAATTAAATTTACATCGCATAGGTTTGCTATTCCCACAACTATAAAAATCATAATCTTTTTGGCTATCCCTTTAAATCCTATGGATGAGGATAGCTTTCTTTCGACCCCTGCTCTTAAAACTCCAGTTAGATAGTCAGCAATCACAAACGCTAATAGTGTGTAGATAAAAGCATCTACACTTCCAAGATAAAATCCTAACCATCCTCCGATAGCTGTAAAGCATACTTTTAGTATTTCTAAAAACTTATTCATTTTATTCCTCCTCTGTTAGTGTGTAAGTTATTTTCATTGTCTTATCTGCCGTTTTTAATATTGGACTTGATAGGTTATTAATTGTTCCAAGATATGGAGTATGAAGAAATAGAAGTTTATAAAACGAATTTTCATAGCCTCCATAACCAAGCATTAATGGTCCTAATTGAAGCGGTGTAGACATTAAATACGGAATGCTCCTACCTTCGTACTCTGTTTTATCATCTCTACGAATAATTTCGTCGTTCTTATTTATTGAAAATTTATGCCCTAGAATATAGTCTCCCCAATTAAATAAATACATATATTCACCAGAATAAGTAATTCTTTGAATATCATACTCTAGATCAAATTTGCTAATATCAACAGGATTATTAATGTTAATCTTGTATAACAAGTTATCATCATTTCCAGCACCAATAGCATATAGATAGCCGTCTTTTATGCAGCTATATACTCTTCTCTCACAATAGCTGGAATCTTGGTCCTTATAATCTCCAAGTTTATATAAGCTAATGTCATTTAAAGACCATTCATCCACAGTAGTAGAATAATCTTTTTTGGAAATCTTCATCCTTATTAACTTATTGTACTTAGTCCCAAATCCATACCAATAATCATCTGAGCCGTTATAAAAACAAGTTTCTTTCCAGTAATATACTTTTTCAAAAAACTCCTTTGCATCTACAATCGTTCTTTCTTCTTGATAATTTCCCTTTGTAAATATGGGATCATTTAAACCGATATCTGTAATTGGTTCTCTAAGTTTTACAATATCTATAGATGTTTTGTTCTTAGGCCAAATTGATATAAGTGTACTGTTTTCAATATCATATTCTACACAACCCTGGTAAATATCCGTAACAGCTCTATCAGAATACATTCTTGTTTTATTTAAAAGTAGGAATGGATCTCTTCCGTGAGTATCTCCATAGAAATATTTTCCTCCTCTGTAATGAGTTAACGCCAGTGACGATATTCTTCCATTAGCTTGCGATGTAGAAAAATCCCATACAAATTTATATCCATTTTCTATAGGGGTAGATTCTGTTAAGTTAGCCGAACCTCTTTTTGATGCATCCGTTGAATTAACATCATTTGAAGCATATCCAATAATCTTATTATCTGATGGAGGAATAATTTTATTAGGATCTTCATCAAGAGTGTTTTCAAATAACAAGATTCCACCATAGCACTTATTGGCAATTGGAAAAATCTCCTCATGAAATTTTGTAATGAGTTCCTCTCCGACTGGATACATAAGTCCTGATGGATTCAGCCTTAATAAATCTGGAACTGCATTCGTTATTAAGTTTTCATCTTCATATATCTCCTTCCTATTTGTCCTCACATCAGTTAGTTCAATGACTGATTTACCCTTAAGCATTTCCTTCCTCCTTATCTTTAAATTCTGTAGTAATTTCTTCTTTATATTTTCCAAGCATCAATCCTTGATATTTGAATCTTCCTACCTTTTCATTAAATACTAGTGGCCTTGGGACTTGTCTTTCTACTTTGTATTCAGCCTTTAATTTCCTAAGCACAAATGAATGACTAAGTTCTATTCTCTTCCAGGATTCATCAATCTTAATCTTTCCATCCCAAGCCTCCGTAGAACCAAGAGACTGACCAGAAATAGCTGCGATAGCATTATCTTTTCCAATCATAGCTTGACCAGACTCAAGTCGTATTAAAACTGAAAAATTGTTCATCGTCTTTTCCTGAAGTTTAGTTAGTGGATAAAATAGATTTAGAATATGGTCACCACTTAAGTAGGTTTCTTTAGGAATGTGATGTTCTATTTTCGTATCATTGAAAACATAAGTAATAACTAGCCTTATTGGTATTTCTATATTTTCAATGAAATCAAGTTCTTCTACTTCCTCTTTTTCTTCAAACTTTGGAGGATCATAGGATTTTCCATCATTATTTAAAACCTCTACTTGTTTCTTGACCTTTCTAGATATCTTTCTAGTCTTTTCTTCAGTATCGCAAATTATATTTAACAAGATTGAGGCATTAAAAATTGCCTCCGTTTCTTTATTGGAGGCAAATTCTATACGAATTATTGGCGTATCTGTTGTTGAAAGATTAAAGGCTGAATAATTTGAATAGGCATGAACCACTAACTTTTCTGATTCAATCTGATTTAAAAGTCCTACTATATTCTTATCATTCTTACTTTTAGCTTTAGATAAATATGGATTCTTTCCAACTCCTAAAATTCTGTGCTTACCATTTATCTTATATTCTATGTCAGTGATAAGGCCTTCAATCTTTTCTTCTTCGTAAGAAATAGCTATTCTGTCTCCTACATCAAGACTTGGGTCTCCTATTGTTACCATATCAAAAGGTGTGTGGTGAATCTTACAAATTTCAGTAAGAAGAGCCTCACACATTCTTTTTCTTTTTTCTGGAAGTCCTAATTGCATTAAAGGATTTATTCCAAGATTCATAGTTAACCCATCATCATTTTCTAAAGAGTAGTATTCAGCTATTTTAGTCTTTGCATTTGTTGAGTTGATGGCTGTATATCTTGTCTTAAAATCTGATATTGATGAAGAAAATCTTTCTCTCGTTTTAATTTCAGTTGATATACTTTCTGCATACTTTTTTAAAACTAATTTACCATCACGAGAAACCCCAGCAAAAGCACCAAGAGTTGATGCTATATAGTGAATAAAGTCCCTGTAAGTTTCTATATCATGGTCTTGATAAATTGCCAAGACTTCTTCACCATTAACAAAAGCTTTCACCTCATCTTCTGTCATACCTAGTTCTACCTTGCACTTCTCACATGATAATGTAAGTAATTCAAAAGCTGTACCAAAGGTATCTGTTACTGGGAAATTCTTATCAAATCTAAGCATATAGTCATAGCCTTTTAGTTCTAAAATTTTCTTAGACCTATTTGCTTCAGTGACATCAAAAATTCCCATTGGTATGGTTTCTATCTTTTTATTCTCTAATTCTTGATGATAAAAAAGTTCTAGCTTTGAATCTTCTAGAGAATACCTATCTATATCTGAAAAAAGACTAATGCCAAACTCTCCAGCATAAACTGTACCTATTTCAAGTTCAGAAGATCCAGAGCATGAACGATGAATGTATCCAGACCCTTTTAAAATATCCTTATTCGTAAAAGGTATGGTGCTTTCATCTTTTAAGATGATATTTCCCGTCCAGTAAAATTTACGAGAATTCTTTTTTATAACTGTTTTATATTCATTGCTTGTTGGATACATTAGTACTCCTCCAATGAAAAAGATACTTCCCACAATCCTTTATAAGAAGTATCTTTTATTAATTTGACCTGCAACTTGTCTATATACATTTGTGTCTCTTTGAGTTCCAAGCTTTCTGTATCTAAGTATTTAACTTTAAGATTAGACTTATTAGCAAAACTACTCAATGTCTTTACAAGTTTAGGACTGCAAGAAAAACTTACAGAAATACTTGCTACTTTGTTTCTAACAATATCTCTCTGAATAGTTCCTGCCTCTGTCTCTCCTCCAGTATCTGCTTCTATATCTCTAAACTCCAAATCATAAGAATTTGGTAGTGGTAGGTCTACTCCTTCAATAATTAAATATGATTGATATTTCATTACCTACCTCCACTTCTTAAATTCTTACGCATAGATGCATTGACAATAACTTCATCAAGGAGTGTTCCTCCAAGATAAACTGGTATGACTATATCTCCAGAATTTTCAGATTTTAAATTGATGTTTGCAAGTGCATCGGATATTTGTCTTCCTATATCAATTCCATTTATAGCTGATTCTTTATCATGTCCACCTATGCCAACAGCTGATATGCTTGGGCTTAAAACCAAATCACTTGCGACATTTTTCATTGAAGATTGTACTAGTCTTCTGCTCTTTTCTATTCCATTAGATAAGCCTTCCATAAAGTCTGGCATCCATGATTCATAGTCGGTAAGTGGGCCAACATCTGGAACTGAAAAGTGCAAGTAAGACCTAATAGTTGATGCTACATTCGATACAGCAGATGTCACATTGCTAATCGCACTTCTAATCCCTCTTGCAATTCCGTTAATCATATCGGCTCCCCATGTATAAGCTTGAGATGCCAAATTCTTAATATGATTAACCGCATTATTAAATCCATTTCTAATAGTGGACTGAATATTTGACATGGTCGATGAAATACTTGATCTCATAGAATTAAATGCAGACGATACTGCTGACTTCGCGGTATTTACTGCAGATGAAATAGTCGACTTTATGGAATTCCAACCAGATGAAACAAAGGATTTAATATTATTCATCGTTGATGATATAAAGGTCTTTATCCCATTCCAGATTGATTCAAGGACTGTCTTAATAGAAGTCAAGATCGTCTCAATAGTCGTTTTTATGTTTGTCCAGGATGTGGATATAAATGTTCCAATGGCAGTAATGACTGTTGTTAAAAACTCTTTTAGTCCATTCCAAATAGTCTCTACTTTTACTTTAATTGCATCCAGAACTGTTGAAATTAAAGTCCTAATACCTTCCCAAGTAGTCCTGATAAACTCTCCAACTGCTGTAAATACTTCTGTGGTTTTAGTTGAGATAGCTGTCCATATATTGGTAAAAGTAGTTTGAATTCCAGTCCAAAGGCTTGTAAAGAATTCTCCTAAACTTTGCCATAAACTCTTGGCTCCCTCAATAAAGGTATTCCAAGATTCAGTTAGAAAAGTTGTTATAGATGTCCATATACTGTTCCACCCTTCAGAAAGTCCATTCCATAGATTGGCAAAGAAGTCCTTGATGCCTTTCCAAGTTGTCTTAACTCCTTCAATAAATCCAGACCAGAATTCTGATAAGAAAGTAGTAATCTCAGTCCACGATTTTGTCCATGAATCTGATATCCCTTGCCAAAGGTTTACGAAGAATTCATTTATTCCATTCCAAATAGAAACTGTTGATTCCTTGATAGTTTCCCAAATAGAAATAAGTCCTTCTCTAAACCAGTCGCACTTCTTCCATAAAAGAACAAGTCCAGCTATTACTGCACCAATAGCAATAGGGACAATACCTATAGCTGATACTACTGCAGTGATTGCTGGTATAAGTGTACCTGTAAAGATTCCAACTATCTTAGTTATTCCTCCTACTATTAGAGGCCCTTTGGTCATAATAGTTCCTATTGACCAGATAAGTTTTCCTACAATCATAAGTACAGGTCCAAGAGCAGCTATAAAAAGACCGATACCTGCAATAATACCTTTTACTGGACCTGGAAGGGCATTAAGTCCATTTACCAGTTTTGTTAATATATCTACTGCTTTTCTAACAGCAGGCATTAAAAGTTCTCCAAAGGATATGGCTAATTCTTCTAAAGCAGATTGTAAAATCTTTAATTGACCAGCTAGGTTATCCTGCATAGTAGCAGCCATTTTTTCTGCTGTTCCATCTGCGTTATATATGGCATCACTTAAACTGTTGTAGTCTTTTTCACTGGCATTTATAATTGCCAACATTCCGGACATGGCATTTTTACCAAATATCATGGATGCCGCTTGTGCTTTTTGAGTTCCATCTAAATTAGCAAAGGCTACTCTAAAGGTACTTAAAGTCTCATCAAGGGAAAGACCCTGCACATCTTCAATAGATAAGCCCAACATGGACATTCCATTAATAACTTCTTTAGTTGGTGATGCGAGTCTTGTTAGTCCAGACCTTAAAGCTGTCCCTGCTTGTGAACCTTTTATTCCTGCGTTAGCCATTAAACCTATAGCTACTGCTGTATCTTCAACTGAATAGCCAAGTGTCCCAGCAATAGGTGCAGCATATTTAAAGGTTTCACCCATTAATGAAACATTGGTATTGGCATTAGATGATGCAGCAGCAAGGACATCAGCAAAGTGAGAAGAGTCTTCAGCTTTTAAACCAAAGGCTGTAAGGGCATCTGTAACAATATCTGAAGTAGTCGCTAAGTCCTCACCACTAGCTGCAGCAAGGTTCATGACTCCTTCAATACCACCAATCATGTCTTTACTTTTCCAACCAGCCATTGCCATGTAGTTCATAGCCTCTGCCGCTTCAGATGCTGAGAACTTTGTCTTGGCTCCCATTTCACGAGCCTTTTCCCTCAGAGCATCAAAGTCAGACCCTGTTGCACCAGATACTGCTTTTACCTTTGACATGCCTGAGTCAAAATCTGATGCAGTCTTTACAGCCGCTACCCCAAGACCTGCTACTGCAAGAGATACTGGCATCATTTTTCTTCCTACGTTTTCTATATTTTGCCCTGTGTTTTGCCATTTTTCTCCAGTAATAGCTATGTTTTGCAGGGTTTGATTAGTGGTTGCACCTTGCCTTTCTAAAGATTTAAGGGCTTGTTCTGTTTCAATAATCTCTCGTTTAAGCGCATCATATTGCTCTTGGGAAATCTTTCCTTCTGCAAGAGCCTGTTCAGCTTGTTTTTGTGCCTCTTTCAAAGAAGTTAATTTGTTCTTTGTTTCTTCTAAGGTCTGTCCTAATAGCTTATGCTTTTGGGAGATAAGTTCTGTATTTCCAGGATCAAGTTTTAGAAGTTTATTGACATCACGAAGTTCTGATTGGGTATGTTTTATCTCCGTATTAACTTGTTTTAGTGCGGTCTGTAATTTGGTAGTATCTCCACCAATCTCAACAGTTATCCCTTTTATTCTATTTGCCAATATCTCACCTCCTCTTTAGAGATATATTTATCAGTGTTTTTGTTGATGTTTTTATCAATTTTTGCTATACTTATCTTGAGGTGATAAGTATGAATTTTGTAAAAGAATTATCCAATAAGACTGTATCCATTTCTGAATTCAATCGAGGTCTAGCTGGACGTATTTTCGATGATGTTAAAGTAAATGGTTCTAAAGTTGTATTAAAAAATAACGCCCCTGAGTGCATTCTTCTTTCCCCAGATGAATATATGAAACTTATTGATGAACTCGAAGATGCAAGAGATCTTATGCTTGCCAATACAAGGATGTCATCAATGGATAAATCCGATTTAATTTCTCAAGATGAATTTGAAGAAGCCTTTCATATCAATTTAAATGAAGTCTCTCCTCTTGATGAGGACGAAATTGAATGAACTATAAACTATCCTTTATAAAAGAAGCCATCCAAGACTATAAAGCCTTAGATGGATCTCAAAGAAAATTGTCGATAAAGCACTTAAGAGGATCTTGATAAATCCTCTTCCTAATACTGAAGGTGGGTATGGCAAGCCTCTTTCTAACCTTTCTGATTCTAAGCTTGCTGGTCTTATGAAAATTAAACTTAAGAGTTCAGGTCTTAGGATCGTTTATAAATTGGAAAAATCAGATGACGAAGTTCTTGTCATTATTATCGGTGCAAGAGCGGAATCCAAAGTCTATAAAGACGCTGAAAAAAGAGTAGCTAAGCTTGAAGATTAAAATTTATCAAAGTCTTCTTGCGTAGCTACTTCTTTATATTTATAGTCGTCATTATTCTTTTCTGTAAACATATCATTTACAAGTCCAATTGTTAGTAGAGATAAATCAGAAACAGAAAGACCAAGTTCCACTGCCCTTAATAGAAACAAGGGTGTAGTCATTGGTCTTTCTGTTGGCCTTACTTTTTTTTAGGAACTTCTTCCGATTTTATATTAAGTCCCCATAATTCAATTAGCTGAGGTAGAATTTGATAAATTGAAAAGGTTGAGAAATTATCCAACCATTCTTCTGGACTATCTGGTACAGATTTATCTCCATGCTTTGCCATTACATAGGCTATATTTTCAAATAGTTCTAATGAGCCTATATCTAGATTGGATTTATCTTCATCATTTTTCTTCATGGATTTTTCAAGTTCCATTAAGTCTTTGAAGATATCTCTTCCAAATTTAAGTCTATAGATTCTTGGGATTGCTGCTGATGCACGGAAAACAACTTCTTTCCCATCGATTTGAATTTTCTTGGTTAGTGCCATATTTATTTACCTCCAACACTTGCTCTTGAAGGTGTTACTGTATTTTCTGTTGGCATATAGACTGACTTGTACCAACCATCATAAGTTTCCTTTGTAGTCTCTTCGCCTGTTCTAGCCTTTACATTTCCATTTGGAAGTGGTCTTGCTTGAATAGACAAGGTTTCTGGTTGGACTTCTCTTGATTCCTCGTTGGTTTCTCCTTCAAGAGTAGGTCTTGCTGCTGAGCAGTTATACATGACGTGACGGATTTTCTTTTGGTCACCATCAAACTCAAATAACAGTGCAAAGTTTGCAGTTTCGGAATTTGAAGACTCAATAAGAACTTTATTTGAATCTGATCTTTCCATCAAAACATCCGTCCTAAAGGATTCTGGAATAAGGGCGATTTCTAAATCTCCATCATATCCCATATTGTTTGAAATAGTGTAGTATTCAATTCCATCTGCATAAAAGCTTTCAGGCTCTCCATTAGGATCCAATGAAATTGAAACAGCACCAGGCATTGGCACTGGTGTTTTATATTTAATAACGCCCTCTTCAGCTTTATCGAATAATGCATAATGCACATTGCAAATATTAAACTTTACCTTATTTGCCATAATTGTTACCTCCCATAAATTGTAGTGAGTCAGCTCCATCACAATTCTCTTCGCTCCTTATCAGTCGCAGAGAATTGGATTGCGTGACATCTGACCTACCTTCCACTCGCAAGGCTCGTGGGGTTAGGTCATTAACATTACAAATATTAAATTTAACTTTATTAGCCATTTTTTACCTCCATAGTAAATTCATAGAGAACTTCATAGAGTCTTTCTGATTCAATCCAAACTTCAGACTTTTCATAATAGATCTTTTCTCTATCAAGTATCTCTTCTATTTTTTCTTCTAATTTTAAATCTTTCTTATCGGTATAAAGTTCTAAGTCTATCTGGGTGTTTTTATAGAAAACTACTCCATCTGCACCAAAGTGTTTATTCTTTGGAAATAGATAGACTATAAATGGTGGAGAAGGGCTTTCTCCTTCAGCAAAGTGCGAGTATGCAAATGGGAGTCCTATCTTTTCAATTATTTTTAATAGCCTATCCATCTTGTAATTTCCTCATTATATTTTCTTCCAATTCTCTTACTCCTTTCTCTTCAGCTGGTCCAATGTGTGGCTTAGCAGATACTCTTCCTCCCTGCCTAAGAACATGACCTTTTTCAAGTAGATGAGCCAGCTGGTATCTATTTCTTGAGTGAACCACAAGTTCTATTGAATTTGAAGTTTCTTTCATAGTTTTTACAGACCAGGACTTAGAATATTTCCTTGTTTCTCCTACAGGTGCATTTTCTTGTATGTCTTTTCTAATATTACTACCAGTCTTTTTAACTTCCTTTTTGACTTCGTCTGTTGCCATATCAGAATATTCTTCTAAGCCTTTCATTATTTCACTGGCGAGGTTTTCAATTTTTACATTCATCTACTCACCTTCCTACTTCTAAACTTTATAAGTCTATTTTTATAGTTCATAAAGTCAATTGATATGATATTGTACATTTCATCATCAAATAGAATTCTGTATTCTGAAGTGTTAATATTCTTTAACCTATTTTGAAATCTTACAGTAAAAGAAATGTCTGACCTGTCTACTTCCATTCCTAAAAAAACCTCTTCACCTTTTCCTTGAAAGGAAATATAGGCTGATGTTGTTAGATAGTCCATCCATACTGATTTATGGTTACCAATTCCATCCACCTCAACATTTTTATTTTGAAAGATTATTTTTCTATTTAAATCCGATATCTTCATTAGAACTCAGCCTTTCTCATTCCAAATAATAAAGCCCTTAGAGTTAAGTTTAGTTCAGAATAATCTGCCTCTTCTCTGTGTTCATAAAGATAAGCAGTCATATAGAGGACAGCTATCTTTCCATTTGGATTTTTAGAAAGTTCTTCTTCACTATCAACCCTGGCTACATCCATGGAGTGCTTTATTGATGATTGGATGAAAGAATTAATCATCTCATCCTCATCATCAAAATCCACCCTTAAATAGGACTTTGCCTCCTCAAGAGTAATCATAATTTACTCCTTAGGCAGTAGCACCGATTTTTAATAGTTTAACTGCTTCTCTTAAAACTAAGATTCCATCAACTCTTTCCTTACCTAAGAAACCAACCATACCATTTCCAGCAAATAGTTCCTTTAAGTCTTGAAAAGACCTATTTCCTCTATCTCCAATCTTGTAGTATGAAAAATCGCCAAAGGCTACTGCAAGCTTTCCTTTTTCAGCTTTTGGAGCAAAGGCTGATGTGTAGGCAGGATATCCTAAAAGTCTATCTGGTTCTCCATCTTTAAGTGATGGTTGCCAAATATATGCACCATTAACATCTTTAAGCTTTCTAATTTGAGCAACTGTTGCATCATTTAAAATGAAGGCGGCTTTCTTCCTATAAGGCCTATCTAAGGAGTAAACTAAATCAATTAGTTCATCTGCAGTAATTGTTTGAGCCTTTGTTGTACCTCCAAGTTCTCCACCCTTTTTAGAATCAAAAATTCCCGTAGGTTTGTTTACTCCATCGCCATTTAAGAAAGCATCTTCTTCAGCATTTGCTAGCGCTCTAGTAAATTCTTCAGTGATATATTTTTCTAAATTAAAGGCTGCATCATAGAGAAGTTCTTCAGTAACTTTAATACCGACGTGGAGTTTATGTGCATCAAGAGATACTTGATCGAATGTGCCATCTCCAAAGGTAAGTTTACCACCTTCTTCAACCCATAGGGCTGCTGGTTTAGTAGCTGCAATATTGATTTTATGAAGTCCAGAAGTTTGAACTTTTGTAGCGAGTTTTCTTACAATATTTTCTTCTTCAAGACCGTTTACAATATCTGTTTCCATCTCTTCTGGAACTAAATATCCACCACTTTCATCTGTGCCTACTTTTAATTCATTAGAAATATCTCTGAAGTTAGTTCTTAATGCCTTCATCATAGATTTCTTATATACATTTCTAGCTCTCATTGGTTTATCTTCCTCATTAAAAGTAGCAGGCTCATTTGTTAGTGCTTGAGTAGTAGGTTTTTCCAAGGATTTATCCATTTCTTCTTCCCTCTTCTTTCTTTCAATTTCACGAGTATAATTCTCGATAGTTCTCTCCATCTCTTCATATGTCTTAAAGTCTTCATCAGACATTAGACCCTTTTCATCTTTCTTAGATTCAGCAAATGCCTTTGCCTCGTCCCAAGCTTTAGTTCTCTTTTCCATTAGTTCTTTTAAATTCATATCTTTACCTCCAAGTATTTTTAATATTGTTTAATCTTTCTTCTACCTCACTCATTGAGTGAGTCCTTACCTCTTTATTTATCTTTGTTAAGAGCGAATTTGTAACTGTTCGTCTTGAAAAGACCATGTTCGTAACTTTCTCATCTTTTCTTTTATCAGTGAGAGTTCCGTCACAAAATCCCATCTCAATGGCCTTATTCTTATCAAACCAAGTCTCCCCATCCATTAGATTTGAAATCTCTTCTCTGGATAAACCTGTCTTAATCTCATAGGCATTGATGATTGATTCCTTGACTTCCTTTAACATATCTATGGCTTTTTGCATTTCTTTTGAGTCACCAATAGCCACAGTTAAAGGGTTGTGAATCATCATTAATGATGTTGGACTCATCAATACTTCAGTTCCTGCCATAGCAATGACCGATGCTGCTGATGCTGCAAGTCCGTCAATCTTAATGGTTACATTTCCCTTGTGTTCTAAAAGCATGGTGTAAATTCTTGATGCTGCAATACAATCTCCACCAGGGGAGTTGATCCATACAGTTATGTCTCCACTTTTGTTTTTTAATTCTTCAAAAAAGAGCCTTGGCGTGATTTCATCATCAAACCAAGACTCTTCTGCAATAACTCCATCTATATAGAGTTCATTTGAATCCTTTTTCCAGTTCCAAAATATTTTATTGTTCTTCATTAGGATTTATTTTTTCTCCTTTCTGCTGATAAAAACTACCAGCCTTATCAAGTGGTAGCATATTTCCATTTACAAGATATAGGTCTCCACCTTCTTCAGCCGATATCCTATCTAGGTTTTCTAATTCTCTTATGTCATTTGCACTCATCCAGCCATTTTGTCTTCCTACAGCATATCCATTCATCCTTGATTCATAGTCTCCCCTCAGAAGTCCATCAAGATTAAATTTAATAAAGTAGGATTCTTTTTCTTTCTTTGTTAATAGTGCTCTTTCCAAAGATTGCTCCCAACGAACGATCCAAGGGTCAAGAGTGTATTTAACAAATTCAAGCGACTGCTGTTCTATATTTGAAAAAGACGACCTCTCTAGGTCGCCGATCATATGAGGTGGTATTCTGAATATTCTTGCTATCTCATTTAATTGAAACTTTCTAGTTTCCAAAAATTGGGCCTCACTTGGTGCGATGGCTATGGGTTGGTATTTCATCCCTTCTTCAAGTACAGCCACTTTGTTGGCGTTCTTAGGCCCCTGAAAGGCTGCGTTCCATGACTCTCTTACTCTTTCTGGGTCTTTGATAATTCCTGGATGTTCTAAAACTCCACCTGGTTGTGCTCCATTTAGGAAGAATGACGCTCCATAATCTTCACAAGCCATAGCCATACCAATGGCATTTTTTGCCATGGTGATTGGTGAGTAGCCCATAAGACCATCAAACCCAAGTCCTGGTATGTGAAGGACATCTTCTTTTAAAAGATAAACTTCTTCTGATTTGTGATTGTATTTATAGAAGATTTCTCCATCCTCACTTCGCATAACAGTCATCTTATTTGGCATTAATGGATAAAGTCCAATAACCTCATTTCTACCATTACGAATTATTTGAGCATAGGCATTACCCCACAATAAAAGGTGAGTCATTAGTGTTTCTCTAAAAACAAATGAAGTCATCTCTGTATTTGGTTCATCGTGCAAAAGAAAATATATGGCATGGCCTTTTGCTTTTTCTTTTGAGTTTGAATTTTCTTTCTTGTATAGATGTAAGGGAAGTCCAGCTAAGGTTTCAGCAAGAACTCTCACACATGAATAAACTGCTGTCATTTGCATGGCAGTAAATTCGTTGACATTCCTTCCTGCTGTTGTCCTCCCAAATAAAAAAGACGATGAAGATATCCTCTCCCCGTCTTTAGGTTTGTCTCTCGACTTGAATATTAAGTTTAAAATGTTTATATTACCACCTCCTAAAATTTTAATCATTTGTGATATAATGTTAATATATTTACTGGAAGGACAAACCATGAACATATATATCGACGAATCAGGAACAATTAATAATCAACTTAAAAATGAATACTTCATTATCACGTTAATTATTCCAGATAATTCTAATGCTTTAAAAAGATCCTATAAACGTTTTGTAGCATCTAATCTTGAAGAGCTTAAAAGAATAGACAATAGGCAAAAAATGTTTTTAAATGGAGCATTTCATGAGTTAAAAGGTTCTGCTTTTGATAGACCCATGAAACAAAAATTTATAAACTTCTTTGCCAGAAAAAACAACTTCAGTCTTTTCTATATAAAAGTTGACAATTCAAGACTCAAAGATACTTTTTGTTCAAATACATCTAGAGTTTTCAATTACCTATTAAAAATATCACTGGACTACTTCATAAGAAATAATTACATACCAAGTGAGAATCATCTTTTACAACTTGATGAAAGAAATGAAAGAACCGAATCGAGATTCTTTCTTGAGGACTATTTAAACACTGAACTTTGCATAACTGGGATTAATCAAGGAAATTTTGCGGTTTCATATTTTGACTCTGCCAATAACTCAAATATTCAAATCGCTGATGTTTTCTCAAATATCTTGTATTCTCATCTTAAAACAGGTAATTACGCAGATGAGTTTAAAACTTTAAGAGACAATGGCATCTTAAAATATATTTTTGAATTTCCCCTATAAAACTTGACTTTTTTCTATTTTTAAAGTATCATGATTATACCAACAGTAAGTCTTATTCAAGTGCCATTATCTAGGTAAGCGATATGTGTTATCGTCACTCATAAGCAATTGGTATACATATTCTAGCCACCTATATGGTGGCTTTTTTCGTGCATTTTTACTTAACTCTAAATCTCGCCACTTTTCTAAATTTGGCTATGATAAATCAAAAATAGCGAGATTAAAAAACAATCAATCCCCTATCATCATAAACTGACTCACTTGTATCATTTCCACACCTTATAGCCCTATCAAGAGCCATTATTGTAGCAATTACACCATCTATCTTTTCTGTAGATTTTTCCTTGTCTGCTTTTATATTTCCAGCAGGATCAGTTCTTATAAAAATATTGTCCATCATCCATCTTAGAACTGGATGACCTCCATGGGCTATTTTTCTTTCAAGGGTTAGTTTCATGAGTTCTTTAGTTGGTGGAGACATATCTTTAAATCCTTGACCAAAAGGAACTACTGTAAAACCCATGCCTTCTAAGTTTTGAACCATCTGAACTGCTCCCCATCTATCAAAGGCTATTTCTCTGATGTTATATTTTTCTCCCAAGTCCTCTATGAATTTCTCAATAAAACCATAGTGGACAACATTGCCTTCTGTAGTTTGAATATAGCCTTGCTTATGCCATAGGTCATAGTTTACGTGGTCTCTTTTTACTCTTAGGTCGAGATTGTCTTCTGGCAACCAAAAGTAGGGTAATATTTGATATTTATCATCTTCGTCTATTGGAGGAAAGACTAAAACAAAGGCGGTAATATCTGTTGTAGATGAAAGATCAAGACCACCATAGCAAACTCTACCTTTTAGTTCTTTTTCATTAACAGCAAAGTTACATAAGTCCCATTTTTCCATAGGCATCCACCTAATTGCTTGTTTGACCCATTGATTAAGTCTTAGTTGTCTAAAAGCATTCTCTTCAGTTGGATTTTGCTTAGCCGATTCACAGGCTTGTCTTACTTTTTCTATAGGAACTGTAATTCCAAGAGACGGATTTGCTTTATGCCATACTTTTTCATCTGTCCAGTCATCTTCTCTGTCTGCTCCATAAATCACAGGATAAAAAGTTGGATCAGTTTTTCTTCCTTCAAGTATGTCGACTGCCTTTTGGTGAGTCTCATAGCAGATTGATTTTGTATCTGTTCCAGCAGTTGTTATTAGAAAATATAAGGGCTGGGTCCTTGCATCTCCAGAGCCCTTTGTCATTACATCAAATAATTTTCTATTTGGCTGAGTATGAAGTTCGTCAAAGACCACACCATGAATATTAAATCCGTGTTTAGAATAAGCCTCTGCAGATAAAACTTGGTAAAAAGAATTAGTCGGCTTATATATCATCCTCTTTTGAGATGCTAGAATCTTTACTCTTTTAGATAGGGCTGGACTCATCCTTACCATATCAGCTGCAACATCAAAGACAATAGTTGCTTGTTGTCTGTCTGCAGCACATCCATAAACTTCTGCTCTTTCTTCTCCATCACCACAAGTAAGAAGAAGTGCCACAGCAGCTGCAAGTTCAGATTTGCCCATCTTCTTTGGTATTTCAATATAGGCTGTATTAAATTGACGGTATCCTGTATCTTTTACAATGCCAAATAAGTCTCTTATGATTTCTTCTTGCCAGTCAATAAGCTTGAAGTCTTTGCCTGCCCATCTACCCTTTGTATGCTTCAGACATTCTATAAAAGTGACAGCATAGTCTGCTTTGTTTTTATCATAGTGAGATGTAGACAGCATAAATTTTGTTGGTTTATATTTCATTTGACCTCCTTCCTCTAAAAATAGGCATAAAAAATACTAGCCGTTAGCTAGTTCACTACGAGAAAAAGAGCCTTCGCTCAATTTCTTGATTTCTAATTATTTTGTTTTCCTAGTTCATAGGCCTCTTTTAACATTTCTTTTAATGACCATACTGAAACTTCTAAAAAGTCTTCTGAATCATTGTTTCTTTTTTCTAAGTCTCCTCTTTCTTCTATTGCACAAGAATGTTTCTTGGCAATTTCTAAAAGTGCTTTATCTCTTTTTTCATTAATTCTTTTGGTGGCCTCTAAAAAGCATTGCCTTTTCAATTCTTGGTTTGTCATTTATCTCACTCCTCTTTTCTTATTCTTTTGGAGATTATCTATAAAGTCATCAAACCATTTCGCTCCAATCTCAAGTCTTATAATTGGAAGTCTTCCTAACTTGTTGTACTTTAAACTTACTATCCTTAAGTCTTCAGGAAGGTCGCTTTCGTAAAATTCGTTAATTGTTTTTCCCATTGTGATATAAATTGTGTCATCTTCAAGGTAGTCTTTTAAATAATCTTGGAAAGCTAAGTCTCCATTTTCTCCTTCGTAAAGTCCAAGCATTGTAATTGCTGAAGAGTCGATTAACTCATTTAAATCTTCCTGTGTTTTCATGTATTTGTATGCCATATTTTTCTCCTTATCTTTTTTTGTATGTACATATAACCGTACTGTCAAAAATAAAGCAAGTTAATTAAAGGATATAATGGCTATATTTCAACCTTTGCTCTATATTTTTTCTATTCTATCCACTCTGAAAATTACATTTAACATCGAACCATTATCCCATTTTACTAGGATTGATCCAATGGCATCCACCCCATAAACTGTGCCTAAAGTTCCAACTGGTGGTGCCTGTTCATCTTCCATTTGGATTAGTTTTACTCTTGTACCTACAGGATAAGTTTCTTTTAATTTTTGTATAATTTCTCTTGAAATCATCTAATCACCTCACATACATATATCACTCAAATACTGATTTATATCAAGTTAGATTAATAGCATCTTCATACTTATATTTTTTTCCATCTCTTAAAAGGCTTACATCTTTATCACTACCAACTAGTTCAATAAATCTATTTACAATGACATCTACAAATTTTTCATCAAGTTCAATCATCCTACAAATTCTATCAGTCTGTTCACAAGCTATTAGTGTACTTCCACTTCCACCAAATGGATCAAGTACAATGGAGTTTGTCATTGATGAATTTTTAATAGGATAAGATAAAAGAGGAATAGGTTTCATAGTAGGGTGGTCGCCATTTTTTCTTGGTTTATCAAATTCCCAAATGGTAGACTCCTTCCTTCCTGTATACCAGTTGTGTTTTCCTTTTTTCTTCCAACCATAAAGAATTGGTTCATGTTGCCATTGATATGGACTTCTTCCAAGTACAAGGGACTGCTTTTTCCAAATACAAGTACCAGATAAATAAAAGCCAGCATCTTGAAATGCCTTTCTGAAATTAAGTCCCTCTGTATCTGCATGGAAAACATAAATCGAACCATCATCTGCGAGGAATTTCTCCATATTTAAAAAGGAGCTTAGTAAAAATTCATAGAATTTATCTTGCTCCATATTGTCATTTTTAATTTTTCCAGCTGATCCTTCATAGTTTACGTTGTATGGAGGGTCTGTGATGATAAGATTTGCTTTTGATTCTCCCATTAATTTCTCGTAAGTGGTTTCATCTGTAGAATCTCCACAAATAAGTTTGTGCTTACCTAAGGTCCAAATATCTCCAACTTTAGAAAAAGTAGGTTTTTCTAATTCCTTGTCTACATCAAAACCGTCATCTTCTGTATCATTTCCAAGGTCAAAAATATTAGATAGCTCATCTGGTGAAAACCCAGTAAGTTCTACATTAAAACCATAATCTTCCAGGGACTCAATTTCTACTCTTAATAGTTCTTCATCCCAACCAGCATCAAGAGCCATTCTGTTATCAGCTAAGATATAGGCTTTCTTCTGTGCCTCGTTTAGATGGTCTGCAAAGACACAAGGTACTTCTTTTATCCCTTCTTCCTTTGCCGCCATAATTCTTCCATGACCAGCAATCACTCCGTAGTCTTTATCAATAATTACAGGATTGATGAAACCAAACTCTCGAATTGATGATCGTAGTTTGTTAATCTGGTCTGCTGAATGAGTCCTTGCATTATTTACATAGGGTACAAGTTTTTCAATATCAACTAATTTCATTTCTTTTGTTGTAATCATATGAGCCCCCACTTAGCAAATTCCTCAAAACCACCAATAGAGTTAATGTAGTTTCTAGCAATTTCTACAATTTCTGAATATGGTCTACCATCAACAGTTTCATCCCCGATTGCACAGGATAATTCAATCTCTCTATTTTCTTCTTGTGCCTTTAGGTGGGCATAAATATTAACCGATACATCAGCCTTGGATAGGTCTTTACCATAAAGACCCCCACCAGTTACTGCTCGTCCCATATCAGAACCGAGTTTTCTATTAGTTGCTCCAGTATCAACATTATATCCTCCAGTCCAATCTCCTAATGGATTTACAATTCCTCTTGGATAAATTGATTTTAAAATTTCTGTAGATACATTTGACTGACAAATAATAAGTTTATCCCCATCAAGAATGTATTTCCCATCGTAAGGATAATTAGAATAAATTTCACGAGCAATTAAAGATAGTTCCTTTTCTTCGTCTGATGTAGGCACTCCCTTAAAGATTCCATTATCTCCACATTTTAACTTATCTTTCTGATTATTTGATAGGTGGATATCCTGCTCAACTATTTTAATATCTGCTATGACCTCTCCAGCTATCCTCTTAATCGCTGTTTCAATTTCTTTTTTATTTAGATTACAATCTGTTTCAATAATTACATGACAATTTCCATGCCCCAGCAAAACTTCAACTGCTATTTTAGGATTATCTTTTTCTTTATATGCTAAATCTACAATTGCACCAGCAATACAATCTGCTATTTTATCTGGATGCTTTGGATTTACTTTTTCAAACAATACAATTACCTCCTCTGCCTTAGTAATTTTTCCATCATATCTTCTCCATAGTCTTCATATACTTCCGTGCAGTTTTCTTTAACTATGTCATAAATCTCGTACCATAGAAGATTGGCCGTCTTTTGAAACTGGCTAGACATCTGTACAAATGGAGATGCAATAACTCCACCAGTAGTAGGGTGCTTTCCTAAAAGTCCAAATTGACTTATTGCCTCTTCACATTGAATATATCTTGCAAAAGCCTGGGAGTAGGATTCTAATAATCTTGGATTTACTAAGTTTTCACAGTTTCTCTGTTTTAACCATCCCCAAGTCTCTTTATATATTTCATCAGCACCAAGTGGTATACCATTTTTTTGTTTTGCAGATAGATAATCACTAGGTGTTGGCATATCTGTTCCATCAAGAACTGCACCATCTGGTAAGTCAACTGCATCTATTTCTTCTGGACTAAATGTAGGAATATCATTCATTAGTATTTCTACTTTTTTACCTTTTTCTATTTTTTCAGCAGCAGGCTGTGGTTTCCCTCCTGCTTTTACTCTTCTTCCTCCTCTGTATGTTCCGTCTTTAGCGATAGTATCACCTCCTAGTTGTTTTATTTCTTTTCTCATGTATGTTATTGACTTTGACTAGTTCTATGTTATAATTAATTTAACAGAACCTCTCCACGCTTAATGTAGATTTTCTACATGCGGACCACGGAGAGGGCTTTTTTATATTAAGGAGAACTTATATGACATTAAAACCTGCTTTAAACTACGAAGATCAAATTACCAAATTAAAAATTGACCATAACTTAAAAATCAAAGATGAAGTTTATGCAACAGAAATTTTGAAAAAAGTAAATTATTACAGACTTTCAGGTTATGGTATTGGTCTTAAAAAATATAATAATAAAGAGCATTATAAGGATCATATTACTATCGAGCATCTCTTTAACCTTTATTGCTTTGATAGCCAATTTAAAAACAACCTCATTAGAACTATTGAGCAAATTGAAATAGAGCTTAGAACACAAATTGCTTATCATCTAGCTATGACGTATGGTTCCGATGTACTTATGCACGAAGATAATTTTATTCATAAAACAAATAAAAAAGGCCAAACCATATATTCCATCATAAATGAGAATCTGAGCAACGAAGTTGACAGGCAAAAGAATAAACCATTTATTAAACACCACCTAAAAAAATATGATGGAAAGTTTCCAATCTGGGTATCCGTTGAACTCATGTCTTTTGGAAATTTATCTTCTTTGTTTAGTATTCTTAAGGATGAAGATCAAAAAGAAATTTCTAATTATTACAACACAGATCCTAAATATTTAAAAAATTGGATTCTATGTCTCGTTGAAGTAAGAAATATTTGTGCCCATTACACTCGACTTTATAATATGCCTTTAAAAGAAACTCCCCGCCTTTATTCTGAAAACGAACAATATAAGGGCAAGCAAAATAAAATATTCCCCATTCTTTTAATCATAAAGAGAATTTTAAACTCAAACGACCAATGGGAATCCCTTTTAAAAGATTTAGAAAATACCTTTAATAAATACCAAGGATACTTCAACTATAAATTTATGGGTTTTCCTCCTAATTGGAAAGATGTTCTTTAATACCCCCTTTGAACCCGTTTTTTTGTGCGTGAGAGGGCGGCACCGTTGGTAGGGAAATCAGCTTTTAAGATAACTACTCCCCCTCCCTCAAAACTATTCTCGTCCGAATCTATCTCCACGCTCAGCGTGAATCTTTGAGTGACAAGATTTACAAAGACTCATAAGATTATCTTCGTCATTAGTTCCACCATGAGAAAGAGGAAGTATGTGATGTACTTCCTCTACCTTTGTCATTCTATTTTCTTTTAAACACATCTCACAAAGTGGATGCTCTGCTACATATCTTTTTCTAATAAGTCTCCATGCTTTTCCATAACGCTTATGAGTGTTAGGATCTCTTTTATATTTTTCATAGTTTTTGTTGTATTCTTTCTCATGTTTCTTGCAGAATCGTCCATCAACTAATTCTGGACAACCTGGATGTGAACATGGTCTCTTAGGTTTTCTCGGCACTTTATCACTCCATAAAGAAAGCCCTGAAGATTTTATCTCCAAGGCTCGTTTTATTATTCTTTTGCTATTCTAACTATACTACAACTACTTACTCTCATTCTATCAACTTTACTCTCCACTTGACTTTTTTCTCAGAAGAAAATATAATTTAGTTAGAAAGTATGAATTTCTAACTAAGGAGGTTTTTTATGTTAGTTGAATTAAAAGCTAAATCACAAGTTACCATCCCAAAAGACATAGTAAACTCTATGGAATTAAACCAAGGTGATCAATTTGAAGTCATAGAAGATAACGGAAAAATTGTACTTGTTCCAGTAGCAATCTATCCAGAACACGTCATAAAAAATTTAAAAGCTGAAGTAAAAGAAATTAAAGAATCTATAAAAAATGGGACTCAACCTGTTTTTGATTCTATCGACTCTCTATTCGAGGAGTTAGACAAGTAATGTCCTATAAAATTACTTATTCGAAAGCCTTTAAAAAACATTACAAAAAACTATCTGATACTGAAAAGAAACAAACGAAAAAGAAACTTAAATTTTTCGTAGAAAATCCTACCCATCCATCTTTAAGAACTAAGAAAATACAAGGTACAGATGGAATATGGGAGTCTTCTGTTAACATGGATATTCGCATTATTTGGTTCTATGAAAATAATGAGCTGATATTTCTTTTAGATATTGGACACCATGATATCCTGGATAAGTTTTAAAACTAGTACTATAATAAAAACACGAATTGAAAACGAAAGTTTTGCGGGTGATGCATTTATGCGTCACCCGATTTTTTTATACCTCTATGTTTTTTAAAGCCTTACTATGAAGTCTAAAGATATGCTGAATTGAGTAATTCATTTCAACTGCTATCTTCTCCCAAGATTCAAAACAAAGATATCTTTTTTCTAAAACTACTTGAAGTTCTTTATCTTCAATCTTTTTTATTGTTCTTACGATTTCTTTCTTTAAATCCACCAACTTATCTATGTCCCTATTGATTTCTTCTTGGAGATCTACAATCTTAACAATAGTATCCTCAAGTTTAGATGTTCCTCTATTAGGATCCTTTGGCATATCTGATAAGGTCGATGTAGCTTTTGTTGCTAGAGCGTTGAGTGATTCAACTTGCTCCAGCTTTGAGTTTATTCTCTTGTCTAAATAAAAAGCTTGTTTTAAATATTCTTTTGCATTCATTTCTTACCTCCATACGTTTTTGAGGTAAGTTATCCATATAACTTCTACTCTTGCATTAATCTTAGCAAATTTTGATAGTGACATTCTATGACATTAACTCTCCAGATTTGCTTTCACTGCATCAATAAGTGCAGCTTGTGTCTTGTTCTTATTTTCTAATGCTTTCATTACATCTTCATCAATGGTTTCCTTTGCTAGGATATGATGAATCACAACTGTTTCTTTCTGACCCTGCCTATATAGTCTGGCATTGGTTTGCTCATAAAGTTCTAATGACCAAGTAAGGGAAAACCAAATAAGTGTTGAGCCACCTGCTTGTAGGTTTAATCCATGACCAGCAGATGCTGGATGGATAATGGCTACAGGAATCTTACCTTGATTCCATTCTTTAAAGTCCTCACTTGTCTTAAGCTCTCTTACATCAAACCTATCTTTTATTCTTTTTAAATCCGACTTGTACCAATAAGCTATCAGAACAGGTTTACCATTTGCACCTTCTATTAAATCTTCTAAAGCATCAAGCTTTCTATCATGAATATGAATCATATTTTTATCTTCATCATAAACAGAGCCTGATGCCATTTGCAGTAACTTATTAGAAAGGGCTGCAGCATTAACAGCATCTATATCTTTATCCTTAATACTAACAACCAAGTCTTTTTTTAAGGTCTCGTAGATATCTCTTTCTTTATCTGATAGATTTACAAAGACTTCATTGTTTATCTTCTCTGGCATTTTTAGATAGTCTTCAGCTTTCATAGAAACTGTGATATCTGATATCTTTTCATAGATTGCATCTTCAGCAAAAGGAAGTGGCTTATAGGAATAAATGATTGGTCCGTTTCTCTTATCTGGTTTGAAGTAGATTTCCCTATACTGACCAATAAATCTACCAAGTCTCTCTCCCATATCAAGGAGCCTAAACTCAGCCCACAAATCCATTAGTCCATTAGATGATGGAGTTCCAGTAAGACCAACTATTCTTTTTACCTTTGGTCTAACTTTCATCAAGGCTTTAAACCTCTTTGACCTATGAGACTTAAAAGATGATAATTCGTCAATTACGATCATGTCGTAGTTAAATGGTATTTCGCTCTTATTTATTAGCCAGTCTACATTTTCCCTATTGATTAAATAGATATCTGCTTGTTTATTTAATGCTTTTATTCTTTCTTTTTCACTTCCTACGACCACTGAATATTTTAAGAAATCAAGGTGAGACCACTTTTCTATCTCTTCTTTCCAAGTATCCCTAGCAACTCTTAATGGTGCTACAATTAAAACTTTAGAAATTTCAAAAGAATCAAAGAGTAAGTCTTTTATAGCTGTTAGACTTATAACCGTCTTACCGAGTCCCATGTCCAGTAGAAGTGCTGATTCTTCATTTTCTTTTATAAATTCAGTAGCATAGTTTTGGTATTTATGTGGAGTGTATTCCAATTAATCACCTCCAATCCTCTTTATTATCTCATCAATGTTTTCTTTGGTATCAAGAACATAAACTTTGAAACCTAAGTTTTTAAATTGTCTTATTCTTTTTTTCTGGATTGGTCTTACTCCTCCTCCAGGTCTTTTTGTTTCCACAAATCCAATCTTTCCTTTAGGTAGAAGTATTATCCTGTCTGGTATTCCCGTCATTGATGGAGATGTAAACTTAAGACATAGACCCTTATTCTCTTTTACTCTTTTAACAAGGGCAGATTCAATATCTTTCTCTCGCAATTTTCATACTCCTTCCATGCTTTTTCAAAAGCCATCATACAATCATAACAAGCACCCTGGCTTTTTAAATAATTTTTAATCAGTCTTTTCCAGCCCTTAAATTTCCCTGTTTTATTTTTAGGAAAGTCTCTATCTTCCTTCATATCTCTTGCTAAATCTCCTCTTGGAGACTTTTCATTTAAGTGATTTTTCATCATGTAGTTATAGAAATTCATAAATCCTCCATTTTTCTAAAGTGTTGTATAGTGTAGCTATATATAAACCTTTTACACGAGAGAATAAAAATAATATATAAAAGAAAGTAGGCTATGACTATTCACACCATACAAAATGCGTATATTAAGCCATTTCAGTGTTAAGTCAAGTGTAAATAGTCATGTCTTTTTGTAGTTTAGTGTATGCACTTTTCATTAATTAAGAAAAACTTTTTTCTATGCAATCATCTTTATTTAGCCTATAAATGCTACACTAAGATGCATTTATAAAAAGTCGTCTTCCGACTCCATTAAATCATTGATGGTTATACCACCCCATTCAATTCCCCTATTTGTCCTTTTCTTTTCATAACCTTCTGCTATAAGGGCTCGTGAAAAATCTCTATTGTTTCTAATATATTCTCCATTTGAACCAGCCCACTCACGATAAACTTGATATAACCTTGCACTCATTTCTTTATAATTTGTTCCTTTTATGCATTTATCTGAAATAAAATGGTTTATCCAGTCATTTTCTTCTTTATATGAGCTTTTAGCATCATCTACAACATTACACTTTGGATATTTAAAGCCTGCATCTATATATTCTTTTGCTCCTTCAATCATCCACTGTAGAATTGCTCCTCCTGCTTTTTCTATAAGCTTATCTATATAGTCTGTCTTAGGATTTTTAATGGCGACAGAAAATGGAGCCACCACAATTCTTCTCCAGGTTCCTCGATCATTAGAGCCCACCTTTGGTAGATGATTTGTATAGAGAATAGTAGAATGCGTTGGCGTAAATGAAAAGGGTGCATAGTATTTTCTTTCTGCTGAAATATCATCAACACTTGCTATCTGCTTTAGCATAGAACTTGACAGTCTTTGACCCTCTTCTGTTTCAGAGGCTAGAATAAATCTTTTGCCACATAACTCTGCAAGATCAACCTTCACATTCTTTGCTCTTGTTGTTAAAGACTCAGCTGGGATTTTACCTGCATAGTCTCCAAGAACGTGAGCCTCTGAATTAAAGACTGTAGACTTCCCATTTCCTCCATCTCCGTAGGCTATAAGGAGTGCTTCTTCATAAACATGACCTATTAATGTCGACCCTGCATGGAACTTTAAGAAATTAATAAACTCATCATCTCCACCAGTTACATCCCTTAAAGTAGCTATCCACATATCCATATTATCCTTACTTGGAGCTAGGGCAGTAATCTTCGCGCAATAGTAAGACGGGTCATGCTCTTTTATTTCACTTGTTTTCAAATCAATAACTCCAACAGGTGTATTTAGAATAAAAGCATCTGCATCAAGTTTTTCATTTTTAACTTCTAACAAAGACTTAGCTAGTTTTAATATTCCAGATACTTTTCCGTGGTCGTTCATTTTTTTAGCAAAATTAAGGTAGGCTTTTGCAGTATTTACTTTTAACTTTGCTTGTGCTTTTTCTTCCTTATTTCCCATCATTTCAGCATCTGCTAATTCTTGATAGGTCTCTTTAAATTCAATGCTTGCATTTTCTAGAACTTTTTTAGCAGTATCCATATAAAGACTCATTACTTTTAGCTCAGAATCTTCCCACTTCTTGCCCGTCCAATAAAGCCAGCCTTGAGATATGGTGTAGATAGCTTTATCTTTGTTGTGCTTAGTAAAGATTTCAGCCATTGCTATATCTGTAAGTTTCTCTGGCTTATATTCCTCATATCTTTCATTGTATTCTTCAGGTGGAACATAATCTTCACTTGCTGATACTTTTTTATAGAACTTACAAGCTGACCTCCAAATTTGTTCTAACTCCTCATCTGCTAATGGTGGAGAACAAAGACTAGCTTTTTTATTAAATAGTTCTCTCGCCTCATCTGTATTTCCATATCGAATTAGAACCCTACCTGCAAAATGATTCATGGTTGAATTTCTAGAACCTTGCTGAATCAAGTCTTGAGAGTTATCAAAATCCTCAAAGTCATCTTTTAGGATTTCTGTTACATATTTTCTTCCCCTAACTATTTCAACAGCAGGATTCTTAACTCCAAAGAAAAATCTCGCTCCATCTAGTGCATTACCATCAAAGAAAGTATAAGTCTCTGCCAACCTTTCTTTGATGCCTACATATTCAGCTAAATTTGTGATCTTAGGAATTGGAAAATATATGTGCATTCTTGGTCTTGCAGCTTTTCCATTTTTTTCTTTTCTATGGTTTCTGCTGTAAACTATGGCAAATTTAACTCCATCAAATATTCTCTTTAAATCATTCATTGAAATCCAATCATCTGGATTTTCTGAATGGTCGTTGTCTATATCCATTGGAATGCATTCTGACTCTATAAAATTATCATTGGACCTGTAGGAATTTTTATACTTAGCCATTACATGGTCAAAACTCGCAGCTTTCTCAAATGACCTAACATCTACTGCATTGACCTCATTAGGATAAACACAGTTTGACTCCACTCCTATTAAATTTGAGGTGTATATTTTCAATTAGGCTACCCCCTTTATATGGCGAATCTTCATTTTTCTCTTCTCAGCAACTCTTATTTCTTCTGCCATTCCAGGACTTATGTTGTCACCAAAGACCCATACTTCTTCACATTTACCAAGAAGGACATAATTAAAATGCATGGCAAGTCTTCTCTCACTTTCATCACTCATAAACTGAGGAAATAAAAGATGTGGTGCTATTGGTATATTTCCTTTATCCAAGGCATAGCGAGAATACTTCTGTGCCTTGATGACATTATTTTCAACATCTCCAGAAAATGGACTGCAGATATATACCAAGGGATAGTATTTAGTTTTTTTCATTAAGCTACCTCCATTAATCTTTTTTATAAAATTCACTTTCAAATCCATCTGCATCAAGAATAAGTCCAGGTGCCCAGCTAGGAAGTAAGGACATTATTTGATTTATTTCCTCGATGCTAGATGAATCACTTTCTATTACAACTTCATCATGAATATGCATGACGATATTAAATCCTTTTTCCTCAAGTCTCATCATAGTCTCAGCTAAAATATCTCTGGCTATGGCTTGAACTATGTTTTCTACAAATTTTCCACCATAGGATTCAATTTTGTCCCACTTGTTTCCTAATACAACTCCTTCATAGACTACTGATTCTCCACCAAATCGATTCATCCCGATTTTTGCTTTTGGATAAGCTAGTCTTCTTTTTGAGGGTAGTTGTATAAAAAGAATGCCTTTTTCATAGCTAATAACTAGGCTCTTATATTTTTCTTTAGTTCTAGTCTTTACAACTCTTTTTACGACTGAATCTATGTCCCACCAAAGACTCACTATATTTGGATTAGCCTCTCGCCAGGAATCAACGATTGATTGAAGTTCATCTTCAGATAAACCCATCTCAATACCACCCATTGCTTTAAGAGCACCTAAGGCTCCTTGGTAGCCACAGTTGTGAACTAATTTCCCTGATACGGTAAAACGGTTATTCTTTCCGGCATTTCGTATATCATAAAGTCTAGTCTTGCTTCTATACCTTTCCAATTTTTTCTTTTCTCGAATACAGCTAATTCTGCATCTTCTATAATTTCGTCTCGGCTTAATCCTTTTGAAAGTTTCCTTATAACAACACTTCGTGCATAAGGCCAGTATTTTTGATGAAATTCTGTTAATACAGTATTTCTCTTGTTCGAAGCATTCTCTATACGAGTCGCAAATCTTAAGTTGCCTCTTTCGTAATGCCCATTGTTGTCTATTCTGTCTATTTCTAGTTCTCTTTTTGGCAGTCCAAATTTTTCGATTAAATAAAGACCTGCCTCTAGAATTGATGGAAACTTGAACTTTATTCCTCTTTCTCCATAGTTTTTGAACTCTGGATCTTTTGGGTTGGTACACCTTTGCTTTGCTGCTGTTAGCCTTCTGTCCAACCATCGTGGAATTTGTCTTGGCTGGGAGCAAGCTTGACATCCTTTTGACCTTCCTGTCGTTAAATTTCCCCTGTCTTGCCATTGAATGCTTCCACATCCTTGACATCTTGTGAGGACATAACAAGAATTCCAGTTTTTCGCCCATCTTTTTTCTGGACTTATAATCTTCACCCACCCATATTGCTCTCCTACCATCTCCTGATTGTAGGAGATGTGCTCCGCTGGTGGCAGCTTCTCCAAATTGTATTGGCTTTTCTTGCCCCTCGATCCATACGATATGGTCTTTTGTTGCTCTAAGCCCATCATATTCAATCACTTCTCCTATCCCTTTATATATAACTCCATCATGTGAAACCCAGTTTTCTCCATCCCATAATTTATGAGCTTTTGTAAGTTTTTCTATAGGAACTAACCCCTTATCTGTAAGAACCAATTCGCCTTCAGCAATACAGGCTAAAGTTGCTATCTTTCCTTTTTGCCTTAGATGACCATTTACTCCATGCTTTTCAACTGGCACACCAAACATCCTTGATGCTGTTCTGCAATAGATATCTTCTCCATTTTCAAAGGCATCCAGTACCCATTGTTCTCCTGCAATCCATGCAAGGACACGGGCCTCTATTGCTGAAAAGTCAGAAATAATAAACCTGGTGCCTTCTTTTGCTATAAAGGCTGTCCTTATTAATTGGGATAAAATATCAGACGGGGATTCATATAGAATCTCCATCGTTTCATAATCTCTATTTTTTACAAGACTCCTAGCTAGTTCTAAATCTTTTAGATTGTTTCTTCTTAAGTTTTGAACTTGAATAAGCCTGCCTGAATACCTTCCAGTTCTATTTGCTCCATAGAATTGGATCAGACCTCTTGCTCGATTATCTGTTCCTCTTACATTTTTCATAGCGTCATATTTTCTAACTGAGGACTTAGATAATTCTTGTCTAAGTTCCAGCACTTCTTTAATATCTCCTTCAACATTTTTAAGAGCAGACTCTACATCTTTTTTAGCTAAGGAATCGATCTCTAAGCCTTTCTTATTTAGCCATTCTTTTAGCTGTAAGAGAGAATTTGGATTTTCAAGACCAGTTAATTCTATGGCTCTGTCCATATTTTCTTCTCGTAAGATTTCATCAAATTTAATAGCTGAATCAACTAAAACTTCATCAATTAATATTCCTCTGTCATTGATGTTCTGGTCTACCCAGTAGTTTTCCCATTCTGATTGAGGCATAGGAAATGCTGATAATTTTTTCTTTATTGCCATTTCTGTTTCCACATCTCTTTGGTTATATTCCTTAAAGGTAGACCACTTTCCCAAATCATGATGTGGTAGATTTCTTGTCCTCATACCATTGGTTTTAGTAGGTTTACATGGAATAGAAAAATATCTTATAAGAGCTTTCCCTTCATTCATCTTTTGCTTATCTAGTTTTAAAACCTCTCCGACTTTTTCAAGCGATAGAGGTAACCCCAGATAGGCTGACCAAATCATAGTGCAGTACCAACCTTTTGGATTTAGCCTTTTACCAAGAAATCTTGAGAGGCACACCCTTTCAAAGTTTGCGTTAAAGGCCCACTTTTCTATATTTTCATCACTAAGTGCTGATAATATTTCTTCAGGAATAATCTCTCCACTTGCCAAATCTATGACCTTAACTTCTCCATCATCAATAGAATAGGCAAAGAGGAGGATTTCAAAATCCTCGCTCTCGGCATATTTGTATACACCACTTTTGCCTAAATCAATTGAAGAGAATGTTTCAAGATCTATGGACAATCTCTTCATAGCTATCACTAAGCTTTGTTAATTCTGCTAAATTATTTTTTCTATCTTCTTTTATTTGTTTTTCTATTTTTCTGATATCTCTATCTAGTTCTTTTAGTTGAGCTTGTAAAAATCCAAGCTTATACCATAAAAAGGACCAAATAGCTAAAACTATTGCTGTAATTAAATAGTCCATTTCTGCCTCCTATGCTAAGAAATCTTCGTCATCATCGTCCATGGCATCAAAGTCATCTGCTGCATTAGATCTATTTCCTAGAGGTTGTCCATCTCTTAGCTTTTGAATATTTCCGAGGCCAACCGCTACGCCCTTATTGCCATTTACATTGTAGGCATAGAAGTTAAGGGATACCCTCGCATAAACTCCTGAGTAGACTTCACTTCTATCAAGAATAGGTTCTACGTTTCTATCTACAATTTGAGGTGCTGTCATAGAGTTGGCATTTAAGAAGTATGCATCTGCATATGCCTCATCATCTTTTTCTGTGTCACCATCTCTTAATGGAAGTTTGATAGCTTTCTTATTAGGTTTTTTCCCATTGAATTTAGAAAGACCTTCATCAATAGCAGCATCTACTGCCTTTTCAATCTTCTCAATTGTCTTTTGGTCGCTCTTTGGGATAATGACAGATACTGAATACCTTTCTTTACCACCATTGATTGACTTTGGTTCCCAACCATTAAAATATGATAATCTAACTTCTCCAGTAACTACTTTTGTTCTATTTTGCATTATTAAATCCTCCAAATTCTTCTTTAACATTGTCAATTACAACTTCTTCTCTTTTATCATTAATGTTCACTAAGGTAAGTTTGCCTTTTGGTTTTTCTAATAAGTCGCTGATATTTTCATCAAAGACCTTCTTACCTAGTAACTTAGTCATAGCTGTGATGCCAAGTAACTTTTCTTCAAAGGGGTTAAATCCCAGTTCTCTTACTTTCTTAACTACTTCATCTTCATCTCTGTATCTTCTATTAGATCTTCCCTCAACGAGTTTTAGGTCCTTCCATCTATGGCCCCTCATTGCTTTTTCTAAAGCATAGGCCTTGATATCTTTGACCCATTGTTCCATTTCGTCTAGTCTTGGTAAAATCTTTTCAATTTCATCGTCAGATAGTTCTGGTGGTAGGGTAAATTCATCTTGTGCTAGTTTCAGATTCTCTTCTGCCCTTTTCCTGCATTTATTCTTAGCTTTGCAGAAGATGCACCATTCTCCACAAGAGAATTCCCCTTCTCCTTTGTAAGCTTTCTCTGCAATCTCTCGTACAGATTCTCCCCACTTATAAAGTTCTATCTTTTTAATTTCATAAGTTGAGATATTGCATCTTCTTGGTTGATAGATGTGAAGAACTACTTTCTCGATATCATAAATTCCATCAAAGAGAGTCAATGCACCAAGTCCGTATAACATGAGTTGTGAATTCTCTTTAGCGTCTACTAAAACTCCTTGACCATACTTTAGATCTATTACATGAAGTTCTTTTCCTCCAACAACTACACAGTCAGCAGTTCCAAAGGACTCCTTAACATAGTCTGATAGGTCAAGTCTTTCTTCCACAAAGACGGCTGGGCTTTCGTACCTACTTATAACTTCCGTTACATATGAGGCATATCCTTCAGTTAGTTCATCCATTTCCTCATCATAAAAATCCAAATCGTCAGTAGGATCTTTTACATCTAAACCTAATAACTTTTTAAGTTTATACTCTGCTAAGGCATGAGCTGATGTGCCTTCAAGCGCATAAGGACTAACCTCATCTTCATATTTTTGAGAGAGCCTAACACTTGGTGGACAGTGAATCCAGCGTGAACTACTTGATGCAGATAATATTGCGTGATCGCCCATCAGAGTTTCTCCACATCTGCTATCAAGTCTTTATAGTTACTTGGTTCAATGTCAGATAACTTTTTAGCTCCATACTTTTCTAAGAGTTCTCTTATCTTAGCTGTATGGCCTAATCTTGATTTGTCGGCTAGTATTTTTCTAACATCTTCAATCTCATAGGTCTTTTCTTCTTGTTTTACCTTTTCTTCTTTAGGCAGTTCCTCATCACTTTCTAGTGCTGTGAGAAAGACACCTATACTAGATGCAAGATTCTCTGCATCTTCTTTTATTTCCATTAGTAGCTTTATTCTTGGCACTTTTTTCTCCTTTCTCTGGTTGCATTAATTCCATAGCTATCTTCTTGGCAACAATTGAGATGGCTATTAAACTTTCTGCCATCTGTTCGTTTTTTACTAAGTCCACTTTGTTCCTCCTTTCATACTCCTTGGGACATTCATTAAATTTTTGAGTAAGATTTCTCCTCTCATACTCCTTAGGACATTTGCCTTCATTTTGAGTAAGTTGTATCTCCTCATACTTCTTAGGACATCCTGTTTGTATTTGAGTAAGACTTCTTCCCTCATATTCCTTAGGACATCTAGTAAGTTTTTGAGTAATTATTTTTTCCAGGGTCTTAATTTTTCTTGAATCTTTGGTAAATGCTTATTTTTGATGTTATTAACTGTTTTTTGGGATATTCCTACTACTTCTGCGACTTCTCTTTCTTTCATTTCGTAGAGGAAAAGTAGTTTTAGAACTTTTTTATCTCTTTCAGAAAATTCACTAATGACTTCTAAGAATGCTTCTTCTAAAAGTTTGTACGTTACTATTTCCTCAGTATTTTTAACGCTAGTTACTTCAAAGTCGTATTCTTCTTCAGCAACATCAAGGGATAAGGGAAGACCATATTCTTTTGTTTCGACAAAGCCTGTTTCTAAACTTCCTGCTTGGACGTAGTTTCCATTTTTCTCAGCCACTGTTTTAATTCTGTCTTTATCTTGTAGTTCTTCTAAATTCTTGTAGGCTCTTTGGATTCTCTTTTTTTCTCTCCAGATTGGTTTCATATATTCTTTGTAGACTTCTTCACTAACTTCGATTTCTTTGCCATTTATTTCTAAATATCTTTTCTTTGCCATCTTTTGCCTCCTTGCAAAATCTCTAGATCCGCAAGAAGGCCATCCGTAAAAACAAAAAAAGACGGCAATAGAAAACCATGATTTGGTTTTCCGACTGCCGTCTAGCGTTCTTGCGGATATCTTTTACTTATTTAAAATTTTAATTTCGCCTTTAACTACATAGGCTATGGTTGTACTTTTACCTCGCCTGATAGTTAGCTTTTTCTTGTCTTCACTAATATCACAGACTCTTTTTCCTTCTTTGTTTCTTATTTCTATAGGATCACCTCCTTAATATAAAAATAGCCAGATGAGTTTCCTTTTGAATACTCATCCGGCTATTTGATAGTTACATTTACTTCTTTGCTCGGTATGGTTTTTTCTTATTTTTGTTTGATATTTCCAGTGTTGAGATTTTCCCACAGTGTGGACATTTTGCTGCTATCTTTATTTTCTCTAAAGGAATTCTTGATACATCAAAAAATCTCTTTTTACAGACTGGACATGCCATTTGTTCCATAATACCTCCTTATCTTTCCTTGTTAGCTTCTTTGCTAATTTCTTTCTTAAAAAAATATAGCTACGCTATATTTTAAAAACTAAATTCGTTATATAGTTCTTTTGTTAACTCAAAGTCGTTAGGTGCATAGCCTAATACTTTTAATCGAACTAATGCTGCTGTTTTTGATACTTGGAATTGCTCTGATACTTTCATGATGAAATCAAATAGATAAGTTTCATCCTTAATGTGCTTATCATAACCTAGATAGTATAAATACTTTATAATCGCTTTTTTATTCATCAAAAGACAAGAAGCAAATGTATTCGCCTGCCATTCTATTGTATCCATAAATCCCCAACGCTTAGTTTTCTTCTTATTAACATCGCCAGTTCGACAAGCTAGCGAAGCAGGCTTTTCTTCTTCATTAAAAAAAGATATTTGGTTTGGATCTCTATAGAATACACACGGATGGATTACTCCATGTCCACATTCATGAGCTAGGGTAAACCTTCTAAATCCTTTATCTCTTGGATTGTCTAATTGTTTATCTATTAGAATAGTATTGGCTCTATCTGTAAGATATTCTAGTTCCCATTGTCCCGTTTCAACATTTGGCATTAGGCTTTTCATTGTTCTTATTACTTGGTCATCATTAAAGACCATCATTCCTGCATAGCATCCGTTATGAGATAAGTAGGCATACTCAACACTAAACCCTAAATCAAATTCTGCCAGTCCTTCAATATCTACTGCTTCAAAATTCTCGATTGCAGAAGGACAATATTTATTGAGAATATTCTCGGTCAGTGATTCAATTTGATCTAAAGTGATAAATGGAGCACCTGTACTTGATTTGTTGAAGTTATATTGATACAT